CCAAAAAAAACTAAAAATATACTTTTTTCCATTTATTCCTTATAATTTATTCATTTTATTATATTTTTTAACACCATAATTTCTTATCAAAAAAAAAAAGTATAAAAAGGTATATAAAAAGTATAAAAAAGTATAAAAAGTATAAAAAAAAAGTATAAAAAAGTATATTTTTTCTATTTAAAAAAAATAAAATATGTTATATTATTATATATTATGGTATCATATGTGTGTGATATATGTATTTTTTCTTCTAAAATAAAAACTCACTATAAACGACACCTTAATACAAAGAAACATTTACACAATAATAATAATTCCTTATATTCTATGGTAACGACCCCAAATGACCACAAAAAGACCCCAAATGACCACAAAAAGACCCCAAATGACCACGTTTTTGAATGTAATTATTGTAGTTCTTTTTTTTCGACACATGCTCACAAACGAAGACATGAAAAATATCATTGTAAAGAAAATGGTACCAATAATCAAATTATCAAAGAAAAAAATAAAATCATTAAAAAATTAGAAAAACGCATTGATACATTAATAGATAAAGCAGGAAATACAACTATTAATAATATTCAAAATATTCAACTTAATAATTATGGAAATGAAAATTTGACTCATATTACTGACCAATTAAAACAATCTTTTTTGAAAATACCATATGGAATGATACCTAAAATGGTTGAGGCAATCCATTTTAATGATAAATGTCCAGAAAATAAAAATATAATATTACCAAACAAAAAGGAAAATAAAATAAAAATATTTAGACACAATAAATGGGTATATAAAAATAAAGAAGAGGTTTTGAATGATTTAATTGATGGTAAGTATTTTATGATGGACAATTTTTATGAAACTAATATTGATTTACTTACTAAATCAAATGTAGCAAATTATATGAAATTCAAAGAAATATATGAGTCATTAGATAAAGACATCATAGATACTATAAAAGAAGAATGTGAAATAGTAATGTTAAATAACCGTTAAAAATAATATAATAATATTGTATAATAACATGGTTCGCGCCGGTTTGAATCACTTACTTTCCCCCCACCGCCCTCTATCTAAGACTGAAAACATGCTACAAGCCCTGCCCGTCGTAACTGATATAGCAGTAAAAGTAGCATCAAAAATCAAAAAAAAAATCAAAAAAAAAACCAAAAAAAAAGAGGATACAACAAAATCTAAAAATAGAACACCTGCGACCAAAACACTGAAAACGATAATTGAGGAAAGTAAGAAAGAATATAATTTTTTAGAAAATCCTAGTAATGTGATTAACCTATATAATACCGAACCAGAAGTAACATCTATTTTTTTAGTAGGTCCGAGTTCGAGTGGTAAAACATATGGTTTTGATACAGTATTTTTACCAACTATTCAAAAAATAATTAAAGGAAACATATACAAAATTGATGGTGGTATTATGAGAGATGAAAGTTGTATTATAAAAAATCGTTTGAACGAAGATGATGTATCATTGTCTAAATTAAATGAAGATATAATTAAAAAAAGAGGAAATATTTACAAAACTGTATTTAAAAATACAAAAAAAACAATGACAAATAAAATATTGCCCAAAAAATTTAAACCATCGGATCTAATAAAATATTCACAGAATAACTGCCAAAATAACAATGATAATGAAGATAATTGTGATACTTGGTTGAAAAATAATAAAATAAACTCTATGAAGAAAGAATCAGAAACTGAAAGATACAAAAAGAAAATTATTTGTAAATCATTGAACAATGGTGACGTCTCTGGCAAAAGGCGTATAGGAATTGTTTTTGTTGAAACATATACCAAAATTATGGTTAAGGGGTGGTTGCTCAGGAATCTAATAAATAATATTGATAAAGAAATTAAAAAAAAAAATAAACAACTAAACAATATTAAATCTATATTTTGTTGGAATAATGCTCCCAAATTATATTGTGAAATATCTGGTTATTCACGAGGTATTATTGATGGTAAAAAATATGAAGTCGGTGGTAGAAAGACCCCACACATCCCCCAATCATATGATTTGATTCTGAATGGGATGTTTAAATATTTTAAAAATAAAATTAATTGGCAGTTAAAGAGAGGAGAATATAAGCATGCCAGGACATGGAAAACATATGAATTTTACATACACTATAATACTTGGGAAGAAAATCAAATTATAGATTATGAATGGTTAAATAATCAGTTTTTTAACGAACAAAAAAACACAATTACTGATAAATATAATTTGATAAACATAAATATTAGTAAATTAAAGGAGCAGATAAAATCGTGGAATAATTCCACATACACGCACCGATTGCAGCCCGACAACACACTACGCCAATTAAATGAAATAAAAGAAGGTATTGATAAAATAAACAATTTAATAGAAAAGTACTTAACATATATTAGTGAAAATAAAAATATAAAATACACAACATTAATACAACTAATTAAAGACAATAAATTATTACGAGATTTATCCAATATGAATCACAAAACTGAATTTGAACTATGGATGGAAGAGCACAGTAAGTATTGGTCTTATAAAGGCCAACATACCTACAAGTTTAATGCTCCAAAACTGGAAAAGGGAATTGTTATAAATATAAATGTATTAGAATTAGGATGGGAAAAAAATGGAGATGGATGGAAAAATAATTTAAGAAATATAATTATAAATAAGGATGGGACTATTAATAGTACAGTTTCATTGAAAATAAATAATAATCAAACGTTAGAATACTTTGTAAATGCATATGTAGCACAAATTAACAAGATTTTTAACAATTTACATCAATAAACTTATTTTATTCATTAATTTAGACCATTTACTATGATCTATTGAATCGGGTGGTGAATCAAAATATTCCCAATTAAAAACACCACCAAACTTTGGATAAACATTAATACATTGTTTAACTGTATTTAAATTTGAATCTAAATTTTGACTTGATATGCTTCCCATGACTATTTTATCTTCAGGATATCCATTTTTGATAATAGTATCATAACTATTAAATGAATAATCGCTGTAACATTGAACATTAAAATAATCAATCATATTACCACATGTTGAATAAATATCTTTGTACACAAATCCACCCATTCCAGGGGTATCATTTTCCATACTATATTGTACTGGCGCCATTGTAATAATAAAATCACGCCCAAAATCTGATTTTAAAATATGAATTAATTTTTCGACATTCTTGATATCAACATATTCTTCAATATCTAAATCAATCCCATCTATCAAATCCCGCTTATCATTAATCAAATTTTTTAATAATGGATAATATGTGTCAAAGTCGCTAAATAAAGTTTGAAATGCTCCACCAGCACCACCAACCATTAACACTATTTTTATATTTAATTCTTTAGCTTGTTTTAAATCTAACCATAATGAATCAAATAATGAATCATTTGGAACATTATCATTAAGATGAATATATGGAATATTATTTGTTTTACCAAAGTGTATTGATGATACATGGAGATGTGTTACGGCATTAGTTGAATCTAATATATCTTTTAATCCGACAAAAGTTTGATAATAATATATAATGCGTTTGTTCATTAGTATATTAATTTATTTTATTAATTTATTTTAAATAAAATATAGTATCATTATAATGAATAGCTTAATTAATCATGTCAAAAAGAGCAAAAAAATTAAAACATACACTAAAATACCACAAACAATGAAACATACACAAGTTTCTGATTATAATACATTGAAGCCATTATGTTATACAATTTTGACAAAATCACAAACAATATTTACCAAAGTAGATGGTAAATTAGAAAATAAAATAAAATTAAAACGTGGAGACTATGTATTGTGTGGTACTAAAAAAGAGAAATATGGTATGACATTAGAAAAAATGCTTGATTCATATGATTTAGGTAATGTAAAAAATAAAAAGGTAGTTAGAAAAGGATTTAAATTAACAAAATCATTGTTAAATAAACATGGTATAAATGATAAAAACAATATAAATATTGTACCAAGTTGGGGTGGGAAACAATTTTTATTAAAAGATGATTACATACTATTTGAAACTAATAATACTGGATATTATGGTATCAATAAAGAGGGATTTAAAAAAACGTATAAATAATATTATTTTTTAGACTTCTTCTTTTTGGTTAATTCGTATATTTTTAAACTATTAAAAATATGTTCATTTTAAATCTAAAGACTACTATAATTAAATGGATGTGCTCTTTTAGGTTTTGGGTCTTTCCCAAATATACAATAATAGATTGAATCATACGCTGAATAACAATAATTATCTAAACATGTATTACAACATGCTTTGTACAAAACAAATATTAAAAATGTAATAAGTAATGTTAATACAACACTTAGATTACTATTATTTTTGGATGTATTATATATGCTACATGTTTTAAAAAGGCTTGTTGTATTTTTGAATGGTATACACATATTGCTATAGTCACATACATCTAATGGGGTTGAAATAATACTATATGGTTCTGAAAAACAATTTGTGGTATTGTAATATCGTATAGTAACGTTATAGTTTGGCGATGTAGAGTTCAAAGGTGATACAACGGTATTAGCGTTTGTATTAGATATAAATGTTAATAAAAAGAATAAATATAACGATTTCATTGTATTAGTAAGTTAATCTATGTTTAAATAATAATTTAAATAGATTAATAATTATTTATAAAATTGAATATTTGTCATTTTATTTATTATAATTATAAAACAATGGTAAATAAAAGTGGTGAAAAAGTTATTCCTGAACTATTGATGGATTTGCCAGTATATGAAACATGTTATGAAGGTTCAACTCCTTACAATGTATATATAAATGATGAAAAAGGATGGTTGTCAGTATATGGGATTCCAAAAAAAACAATTTGGGTAGATAGTGATGGAGAAGAAGATCATTCATATCATGAAGACTTGGTGACACATCTTGATAATACTTCATTATATTGGGATAAAGATGTGTCTAGTTTTTATAGTAATATGTTGCTAAAATGTTATTTTGTAGAATTATTTGAAGGAAAAGACCCTGAAACATGTTGTGTTGGTAATACAATGTTAATGAGAACTGTAAATGGTTCATACACCTATATTGGAGATAGAATTTATAATTTTACTATACCATATGATGATACAATTGTAGATTTTTATTCACCAATATATAATAATACACCATATCCAGTTGCTATTGGAAAGAAAAATGTATATTTAATGCTACATGGAGTGTATGCTAATAAAAAGGATATAGAACTAGATGATAGTGATATGGGTGATGTATATATTAAATTTTACTACAAACATAATTATATAAGTTCAAATACTATATTCACCCTTTTTGGTTGTATTAAACGAATTGATAATGGTTATTATCTTCAGTGTAATGATTTGATAGAAGAAACTATTATTAGACACACAAATATTAAAGAATATGAGTATCTCAATGAATATGATATTGATTTAAAAAAAAGTATTATGGATCAAGTAAATGAAACCGAAGAATTAAAAAAAATGTGTTATTCTATATATGATTTAGATGATGATACAGAATCATTAAACGGTGATTTAGAAGAACAAGATGATACCGAAACTTTGAAAGATGATTTAGATTGGGTAAGTGAATATGTTGGATCATTAATGATTACATTACGATAATACTGCTGATTTACATGTTTGAAAATTCTTTTTAGAAAATTCTGGTGTTAGATATTTTACATCTTCTTCAGGAATATTTATTCTATTTCCCCAATGTTTGTACAAGAATTTTTTTAATTTCATACCAGAATTTTCCACACTATAATTTTCAACGTAATAATCTCTAGGTCTATATTTATTATTGTCTATACCATTTATT